TAATAGTTTTTCTAACAGTTTGTCTAACCATTTTATCTAGTCTTGAAAATGCTCTATCAAGATTAGTTTTTGTTTTATTTAAAGTATGACCTCGTATATGTTTGAATGTAATATCGTATTCGTCCATCAGATCCAATAATTTAGAATACAAGTGTATCAATTTATGATCTGAATTTTCTAATTGTTGTTTTCTCGAGGCAAGTTCGCAAACATTCATGCAATCTGTGTAGATTATCATTTTGTTATGTCCATTTAATTGCATTTGTTCAACGGCTTTTATTACTGCAAATAATTCTAATGCGGTATTTCCATAAAGTGATTCATTAATTTTGGTATCAATTAATTCTAATACAATGATGGAATTATTGAGATCAGTTAATTCATTAGCTGTTAAAAATCCTATACAGCCAATGTCTTTTTGATGATTAAAACTGGCATCGGTCATTGCATACATATTTATATTTAATTTATTAGTATAATGATGATTTAATTATTGTTCATTAATTGTATGTATATTTTTCAATATTTAAATTTATTTATTATATAATCATAATACATACTTAATTGTTCCACACAATACCATATAAAAATAAATTTAAATGGATTCTGTATCTACTTATTATAAATACTACAAGTATAAATCAAAACTCAGAAAATTAAATAGAAAATATAAACAGAACGGTGGAAACTCTGTAGATCAATCAAATGATTCAGATAATATTGAGTACTATGTAAGAATGAAAATATTAAAAAAATATAAAAAACAAATTCAACCTCCTCTTGTTTCTCCAAATCAATTTACTGATTTAACATTGATTGAGAATACTATCAATGTTCCGTATAATCAGAGAGGACCAGAAGATATTGGTTTATACTATGCAGACGATTATATTAAACTAAAGGGATACAATGATAAATTATGGCGTCACGTCTTGGGACTCGCAAATCCTTATTATTGGGATGTACGAACATTAGGCGCTTTCTTCAAAGGTTTAGATAATTCAAAGCCATCCGATTTGATGAATTCATTTTTTGAAGGACCAACATTTCCTGATTGCGGGAATGTTCTGCAGGCTGTTTTATACCAATATATATTAAATATTGTCGGTGAAGATAAATTTAACGAACTATTTGGAAAACCGTTGACCCAGTTTATCATAACGAAATGGGTATATGAACCATTTGTATCGGAATCAAAAAAGGAACCAATCGGAAATCCATTATTTTTTTTACTTGATAAAATATATGATAACGATAACGATATCAATAAATCATTTGATTTTGGAACACTGAAACATGGAGATATGTTATACATCCAAGGAGTTCCTGATTATAAACATAAACATCTTTGTGGATTTAGATCTGGAGAAAATTTACTTTGTGTCAAACACAATGATGTTGATGAAATTAGATTTATAGGATTTGGACCTATTACGATGGCAAACGGACCTTTAACATTTGAGGAAATACGACGTTTACTTATTTATTTTTACAATGAGGACCAATCATTTGAAACACTATATAGAATGAGACAAATGGATTCTAAGAACAATACGCTTAAAAGAGCTCTAAAACTTAAAAATGATAAAAAACCAAATGATTATATAATCGGAGGTATTCAAGTCGTGGTAAGATTAAACAAAGACAAATTACACAAATTTATCAATAATGAAAATGGACGTATACCATGGTATTCAGACATTATTATCTCGCATACGAAACCATCTGACATAATACCGTATGATATTGTTAATAGTCCATCAAATTTGACTGATGCTGATGTTAATATGATTTATAATGAAAATTATAAATATGAATATATATTGAAAAAATTTGCCCATAAAATGTGTACATCACTAGATTATCCAATCGGTTTAATAATTTGTGATAAAAAATTTAATAAAAAATATTTATTGTCAATAGTAAAATTCATTAATTCGCATAATAAAAAAATATTATTTATCGACAATATATTTTTAGAAAGAGAGGAATTCAGTAATTTAGACCAATATGACTTAATTATATTATACGATATTGATACAACCGATAGAATAGGTTCAGAGGTGTATAAGATTATTCTTAAAATGATTTTTAATACAGAAAATAGTTATAAACAAAATATTGGTTTGATTGTCATGGATACAAATTGTGTAAACACATTACAATATCATTTACCATATTATATCAACTATAATGATAAGTATGCTGATTGTTTTGTTATACTCAAATAAAAATAATATAAAAATAAATATAAAAATAAATATCAACACTCGTATTGATATTTATACCGATGAATTTACGACTTTACGACACAGGGGACATGTCGCTTTTTGTTCCAACCAAGGATCAATACAAGTTGGATGAAATTTATGGTTACACTCCAGTGTGCGCCAGCGATCACCTTCTACGGCATCTGCTAAACATAGAGCACATGCACCACTGTTGGGTGGTTCCACAGAGATTGGAAGGCGTGAAATAACTTGTTCTCTCAATCCTGCCACGAAATTATTATCATGAAACACAGTAAAATCGTCATCACTATTGTATCTACCACCTCTAACACAAAGCAGACAACAAAAACAGCACCCAAACAGTAGAAGCAATACAACGACAATACCGAGAAGCGAAAGAGTTAACAAACCAAAAAATGTTATCATTCTCATTGAAGTACACATTAGTGGGACTTGTGAATAAATATCACATCCAACACTGTAGGGAATAAATTTTGTCATGAAATAGATGTTAAAACCCAAGTTTACATACGGAATAAATTTTAGTAGTGATAATGGATATCTATTTGTTGGAAGAATATGTTTCCATGTCGTTGTCGGCATTTCTTGACCATAATAGTGAAACATGTAACGTAATTCGACCAAACTATTGGTCATATTCACCCATGACAAAATAAAGTTTACCAAATAACAAATTGTCAATGGATCATTTTTAAGATTGTCAGGAATTGTTGTATATGCATATGTGTAGAAAATTAGAAAACCGACAGTGATTAATTGTGAAATAATAGACCAGATAATTTTGCCTCTTGTTATTTTATATTTAGGAGTTTCTCGCGTTCTTTCCATATTTATATATGTACTTGAGTTGAATTATTATTATACAAGCTGGTTAATATTATTTTAATATAAAAGTGTTTGAATTATAAATAAACAACAACAATTGAGTATTTCAATTTTTTATTTATATCATTAGTAAAATGATTGTCAATGGAATTATATAACCATCACATCTATCAATAAATCCTCCATGGCTTAATAGTAAATTCGACCAATCTTTTATGTCCAATGATCTTTTTGCGGCGGATGATATGACACCACCCAAGACACCACTAATAACGAATATTGTTGATGTTAGTAAATCGAATTCTAATAAAATTCCTCCCAAAATCGAAACAAAACAGCCAAAAAGATATCCTTCGTAGGTTTTATTAGGACTAAACCACAAGGTTTTATTACAGAATATTGTATTTCCATACATTTTACCAAAAACGTATTGTAATATATCAGATGTTGTGATAAGGACTATTGTTTTTACCATTTCGAATGCTATTGTTTCTGTAATATACTGTACTTTAGTCATTGCAATAAATGCAACAATCATCAATCCAATAAATAACAATATATATTTTATGTCTGGTAGAGTTACCTTATCCAGTTCAGAATTACAAAATCCATTATATAACGATATCATTTGTTTTTTGATGGCTTTAAATATATTGTAAAATAACTCAAAGAGCATAATAACTAAACATATAACGATAATGTCTTTTATTAAAATGACATTATGATACAAAAACGTCAAAAGTATCAACAATGGAATTGTTACAATAGTTCTTTTTAGTAAATCTGTTAATCTGCTATTCATCACTGTTTAACACAAAGAATTTATATATAATGTAACAGAACATATATAATATTCATTTTTTCTTATTCAATACAAGACGATAAGACTGTATAATACGAGATATTTATTAATTTGAAATAGATTCGATACAATACATTTCTGATGTCAGTGAAGAACCATCATTTCCTTTACCTTGTATAAAATCATACGTCATATAGAAATAACCATTTTCACCCCACTCTGCACCCCATGAATTACGAATAATGAAACATCCCTTTTTTGTTCCGTTTCGTGTTTCATATTCTTTGTTATCATCGTAACCAACACATAATATTGCATGACCTCCTTGTACTTGTTCTTCGGGTTGAGGTAAATCTAATATCCAAGGTGCTTGCAATGATTCAAATGAATCGTAAACAATAAAAATAAATGCACATGGATAGCCAGCTGCTAAATGTTGTTTAATTAGATTTAAATTAACTGTGCTAATTTCTGTTTCAGGATTGTCTGATGAAACAACAGAATTAACAATAATTTTATGTTTTAATGCTTCGGTATATGCGACGGGACTTGGTTTTTGAGCAAATCTACTTTCAATATACGGCCATGTATTTTCAGAACATACACCGTATTTTTCAAGAGATTTAATACCATCTATTAAATATGCTCCAGAATCTTGTCTGACAGTACCTTCAAGATATCTTTCGTTATAATAAATAAATAGTCTAGATGGATGAAATCCATTATCGTCATATTCAACAGCACCGCCTAAAGCATTACCTGTACAACTGCCAACATTTCCTTGATTGTAAACAGGAGGCAAAACGTGTTCGCCTTTATTTGCATCATTTTCTCTTAGATCTTTTTTAGGTGGCAATGAACTAAGAGATGGTAAATTTTTAACAGTTGTTATATTTTCTTTCTTTTGTCCGAATTGTGTTGATATGTAATGACGTTTTATTGTGTTCACAAAAGCTTCAGCATCGATTTTTATATCATCGAATACATTGTCAATTTCTTTTATTATGCTCATTTTATATAATTTATACAAATATATTTATAAACAAACTGGGTGAATTTTTATTATTTGTGATTATATTTTCTTTCTATTTTCCATTTCTTTTTATTCATTTTCATTTGACATTTTAATTCATGTAAGATTACATCTCCTCTCGGAAATTTACCTTTACAATGAGAACATTTACTTGTGCAATATTCTTCATGATAATTTTTATCTATTTTTTTTATTTGTTCACAACATCCTTTACAAGTATAATATTGTTTATCGCATACTTTTTGATGTTCTTCGATTTTCTCATTGTAATACAATCCATTACAATGTTTGCATGTCGTTGCTATTTTACATTCATTATATGCTGTATATCTCTCCCATAAAATATCATACAGATCGTTTTTACAATCATTATTATTATTATTATTATCAATGGCTTTAGTTAAATGTGTAAAAAAATCATTTTTTGTCATTTCTTTTTTACATTTTTTGCATTTGGCCTTAAATACAGAACAATCATTTGCACAATGTGTTTTATTACAGGTACTGCATTTAAATCTCAAAACTGACAGCATATCATCGAGTTCCTTATTGGGAAATATTTGATGTGATAAAAATGGTGTTACACATAAAGGACATTTGTTATTGTGGATTCTATCAATACAATCAACACAAAAAGTATGTTTACAATGTAAATATTGAGGTTTGTTGAATATACATGTACAAATACTACATGTATATTCGTATTCTTTATTCAATATATCAGCATTGTCACATTCTCCAAGATCAAAATATATCCTGGGGAATGATTTATCATAAAATTTGTTTATTTCATTTACATTTAACTTCCCATCTGATGATTTGTTTAATATTTCTTGTTTAACAATATCCCATTCGCTCGGCGGAGGCTGACGATACGTTTGGTTCAAATGACTTGAAAAAACTACTCTGGGTGCCATCATTTGACTAGGACCTATTCTAATATCGACAGGTATGTTTGGTTGTATATTATCATTTATGGAATTAGAATGGACTGATCGTCCTTCATTTATTGTTCTTTTCCTAATTTCCATATCCCCGAGTTTCAGGTCCAAACCGTATCTTATTCCTTTTGAATCCATACCGGGTATCGTATTTAAATTTAATTTTATATCTGGTCTGATCGAGTTTGGCGAATGTGCCGAATGTGCCGAATCCGTTGACTGAATTGGTGATATTGTATTAGCTACCAAATGTAATTTAAATTCTGGTTTATATTCTGGTTTATATTCTGGTTTATATCCAATTTTTGATTTTTTTGAATTTTTTTCTCGTTCATGAACAAAGTCTTTAAAAGGAATAATTTTCTGTTCAGGATGCGATTGTCTCAAGCATTCTTTATATTTGTCATATGCTTCTCTATCAGAATATGCAGATAAACTAGGAAATAAGGATGAAAAGTCGAGTATATTGGTACTCATGTCATCGTCGAAATCAAAATTTAAATTATCATTGTTGTCGTCAAAATAACTATCACCCATAATACTATGTATAATTTTTTCTTCATCGGATTTACTTAATTGTTTTGGTTCTGGTGTTCCACACAACAAGTTGATTTTAGTTGTTCGTCCTTCTTTTCGTAATTCATTTATTTTTTCGTAGTTTTTTGTTAGTTCTTTTATTTTCTTATATCGTTCAGATAGTTTTTCTCCAGATGATTGTTCCAAATCCTCCTGATCTTTTTTTGGAAACATATTACTTGTTAATAAATTCGTAAATATGTTTCTACAAGCTTCGGGTGTCTCTCTACGTTTAATTATAATAGGATTTTTTCTATTCTTCTCAATCGTTTTTAATATTGATTCATCACCAAAGAATATAGAACTAAAATCGAGAAGAATACCATCAGGTGAACCACGTGGAGAAACTGATTGATGAGATGATGTAAAACTGTTATTGTCCAATAGCGATGAAGCATCTGAAATCATTTTTCGCGAAGAAAGTTCATATTTAAATTGGTTACCTTCAATTAGTTCAAATATTTTATTTTTATTTATTTGATCAAAAATATTTGAATTTATTATAAAATTAATTACTTGTGATTTTGTTTTGTTATCCATTCTATTTATAAAATTAATTATTTCGAATATTTTTTTTGCCATAGGATTATTGTTATTATTATTATTATTATTATTTATGCTAACAACATCGCTAGACATACAACCAGAAATATCATCGCTAGCGGTAATGCTATTATTCTCATAATATCTATCATTAGAATCATCAACATGAATATGAACGTCATTATAAAACTCATTATCGGCACTATCAATATCAGCCCCAAGAAAGCCATTAGAAACATAAATAGAAGAATCAACAACATCTTTTTTATCTATGTCTTTTTTTAATTTATTCATTAGATTTCATTTAATTATATAAATAAACGTTGCATAACATTTTAAATATCAATTTTTTCAATTTATTTTAAATTATTTATGTTTGTGCCAATTTCTTATTTTCTGATATTTTTTATTCATTTTGGCTTTACATTTAAGTTCGTGAAAATGGACTTCATCTTTTCCAAAAATACCTTTGCAATGAGCGCATTTACTTACACAACTCGATGTATGATCCTGTTTGTTTTTCTTTTCAATTAATTTCTTGCATTTGTTACACTTATAATATTGTTTGTCGCAAACTTTTTGATGGTCATCGATCATCAAATCATAGTACATAACGTTACAATGTATACATGAAGTCGCAATACTACAATTATTATTCGGAGATTTTTTTGTAACATGCACTAAAAATTGATCTATCGACATTTCTTTTTTGCATTGTTTACATTTTGTTCTGTATGTCGGACAGTCGTTCATGCAGTGTGTTTTATTGCACATTCCACATTTATATCGTAAGACAGAAATCATTTCTTCTAATTCTTTATTCGGAATAATATGTTGCGATGTAAATGGAGAAACACACAAGGGACACTTACTGTTGTGAATACTTTTAATACAATCCATACAAAATGTATGTCTACATTGCAAATATTGTGGCTTATTGAATATACATGTACAGATACTACATGTATATTCGTATTCTTTGTTTAAAATGTCTAAATTTTCACATTCATCAACGTCGATATAAGTACGAACATATATTTTTTCATACAATCTATTGATTTTATCGATGTCAAATCTTCCGTTATCAGATTCGAAAATTAATTTTTTTTTTAGTTCTCCCCATTCACTCAATGAAGGATACAGTGATGCATAATCAGGAACTATTCCATTATATTTATTTTTTAGGGAATTGAAATTAACCTTTCGATCAGTATTATTAAAATGTTCAGGTGCAGGTTTATATTGAAGTTGTTCTATTAAATATTCTGCAATGTCTCCGTTAGTTTTATTATTACCTCCGCCGTTTTTTCTAAATTCGTCTATAGTTAGAGGTAAAGGTCTTATACTGGCACCGTAACCAATTTCAGAGGCATCAATTTTTAGTTCCTTTTGTCGATCTTCTTCTGATTTATAATATTTTTCTTCATTGTATCGTTGAAAATGTTCGCGGATTTTTTTTTGATCTTCAAGTAATTCTTCTTTTGTGGGGATTTTACGATCATTCTTTTTAATATTATTATTTTTGATATTATTATTGGCATATAATGTTTCATATAATTGTCCTATTGTCATCCTGTTCGGTGGTCGATTCACATTCTCAAGATTAATTTCTTTATTTGGTTGAAATGGTGCGGGCGGTCTAGACATATAGGGAGGTATTTTAATAAAAGGGTTGAATGTTTTTTCATAAGGTTCTAGTGTGAGAATTGTTTCTTCGGACATATATCCAGCTTCTTCAATTAATTCGAGCGCTTTTTTATTACTCGCTGAGGTAATTGTTTCGAAGCTTTTCCCCAATGCTTTTGGATTTGGAATTTCAGGTGATACAAGATATGGATCGTCATCTATTTCATTAAGAATATTTACTCCGACGGGTTGTGATGGTTTTCTTAATTCATCTAATTTCAAATGAGCATAAAAACCACTCCAATCATGTTTTGTTTGCAATTCATCTAATTGTGTTGATATTTGCGATGCATTTTTTTCTGATATATCTCTGATGACATTCCTTAGTGAAAGTAATGGTTTTTTATATCTATTGTTGTCATCAATATCATCAATATCATTTATAATACTATCTGGATTGTTTGATTGTGCATTTCGCATAACTCGTTCTCTGATATTTGTATAATCCTCTATTAAATCTATTGCTCCTCTGCGCGTATTCAAATATTTTTTTAAACGCTCTGATTTAGCTTTGTTATATTTTTCGATGTAATCTGTTGTAGTATCTATTTTTTCTAATTTTTTTAATGTATCTGTCAACTGTTTTATTCTTTTATATGAATTAGTAATATTAGTTTCGATGTCAGTTTGAGTATCAATCGAGTCAATTTCTGAATCAGTTTTAGAATCAGTCGAATTCATATGTGGCCGTACAGTATATGGCAATGCTATTGAATTATTATTTTGATTCATCAAATCATAGATATTAATAATAAATAAATATTGTATATGATCATACTATTTGAATTTTTGTCAATTTTTTTATTTGGACATGAATTAATTATACACTTGCTAAGAACGAATCTGAAGATTCAATTAAAAGGGTTATTATAACATCTCACAATGTTATAAATACACTTGCTAAGAACGAATCTGAAGATTCAATTAAAAGGGTTATTATAACATCTCACAATGTTATAAATACATATAACTAAAACGTTCACATCCGATTTCGTGCGAACGTAATTCGTCTCTGGGATATATTTCTTTACAATAACAACATTTACTTACACAAGTTTTTTTATGTTTATTATCATCCCGATTAACCAATTTCGCACACCCTTTACATGTAAAATACTGTTCACACATTTCATGATTTTTAGCAGTTTTCTTGTCGTAGAATACATCACAATATTCACAAATTCCTGTAAAAAGATTGGAACCAACTTTACCAACATCATAGATATCGTTATCGCTATCACTATCAATCATATTATTGCGACATTCCATTTTATGACTATGAATTATTTCACTATAATAATATACATTACAGTTATTACATTTAGTTATGATTTTACAATCATTATCATGATTGTCATCTTCACTACTGCTATCAGAATCACTATCAGTATTACTTTCATTAATTCCTTTTGTTATATGTAATAAAAATTGATTTTTGGGCATTTCTTTTTGACATTTTTTACATTTTATATTGTATATTGAACAATCATTAATGGAATGTACTTTTTTGCATGTTGTACATTTAACACGTAAAATTGATATCATATTTTCTAGTTCGTTGTTTGGAGTTATAACATTTTTAGAGAACGGCAAAACACATAAGGGACATTTACTATTATGGATATTCTTGATACAATCCAAACAAAAAGTGTGTCCGCATTGTAAATATTGTGGTTTATTAAATATACATGTGCATATGCTACAAGTATATTCATATTCTTTATCTAATATATCTACATTTTCACATTCTTCAATGTCAACATAATTTCTCACAAAAACTTTTTCGTAAAGAATACCAAGTTTATTTTTATTAATCTTTCCATCAACTGAATCCAATATCAGTCCTTTCAATGATTTCGTCCAATCATTTGATTTTTTTTCCCAATCATCTAGTTTTGGATCATATGGTATATTCGGATCGATCCATTTAGGTCCCATATTTTTAACCGTCATAGGATCTAATTTATGTGATCGTAGTTCTTGTGTAGAAGTTGATGTTGTAATTCCGGGATATAATGTTTGTCCTTGTCTTAGTTCGTCAACTGTTTTAGCTAATGATCTGATTATTGAGCTCCTGTTCGAATCATTAAATGCTGCAGGAATATTATCAGATTTTTCTATTTTATTACCATTATTATAGCCAGGATACTCCCAAAGAGGACCTTCGACTTGTGATATGATATAATAAAGATCTAAACCATCATCATGAGAATTATTTGTTTTATTTGTTTGTTCTGATTTATTATATTCTCCCATTCCTTTTTCTCGGTCTTTTATTAATTCACTTAACATTTCTTCATATTTTTCTCCATGATGTATTTCTTGTTCATCTTGATATGTATCTAATTTATAGTACTCTTTCAATATATTATCGACATCATGTTTATATTGTTGATCTAATTGTGTTTGCTGTCGCATTTTCGGATTATAGTATTCTTTTTTTTGTTTCATTTTTTCCGTTGTTTCTGCCATCGTAGGATATTCAAAACTAGTTTTATCTGACCGTAATTCTGATAATTTAACCATGTTTTCAACGACATTTTTTATCAAGTGCAAATGTTTTTTTGTATTTTCGTCATTAATGTCATCAATATCGTTTATAATACCATTTGGATTTTTCTCTCTGGCATCCTGTATAACACGCGTTTTTAATTCATCGTATTTTTTTAATAGTTTTAATTTGTCATCTACCGAATTTTTTTTTACAACACTATCTCTATATCGTTTTATTTCCTCATAATTATACTTTCTTTGCGATTCCATAAATCCATCTCTAATAGGATCGACATAATTTTCGGGTTTTTTTGATTCGACTCTTTTTAAATAAGCTTCAGTCTGCAAGCGATTGTAATCAGATTTATTGGTTTCCGGGCGTTTTGGTGGCCATCCTCCTCGGTTTAGTGCCTCTCTCAATCCATTATCTACTGGATAAAGTTCTTTTACTCGTTGCTGTACATCTTTAATTTTTTGATTTTTTTGATTTTCATATTGTTTTTTATGTTCCTCTGGGTAAAATAGTTCAGATAGTCCAAATCCTGAGTCATCTGAATTAGTTAATTTATTTAATTTTGTGTATTTATTTGAATTATCTGATTTATATGATTTATTATATTTATATAATTTATATGATTCATATGATTCATGTGAATTATATGGTTTATATGATTTATCTAATATATTTAAATTATTTGATTCACTTAGTTCACGAAATTTATCGTCATCAGACGAAGATTCTGAATCACTTGATATTTCTATAATATTATTAGGTTTTTTTATATTATTTTCTGCAATAGTGAATGTATCACTACCTGTTTTATTTTTAATTCTATTACATATTTCCATTCTTGTTTCATTATGTTTTTTTTCTAAACCCAGTTCGGATGCTATTTTTTGTAATCGTTCTTTTGTCATGGATTTTAATTCTCTTTTTGTTTCTTTTGGTTTACTAGAAATGACGCCCTTACGGTGTATGCCGTTACTCATGATATCACCTTTATCATTTTTGATATCATTTTTGACATCATTTTTGACATCATTTTTGACATCATTTTCAATATCAAATAAAACAGATTTAATATTTTCTGGAATAACGGATTTATATTCCATACTTGTATCCTTATATATCTTTTCCTGTTTTTCCAGTTGATTCATCAAATCATTATTATTGTCAATAATAATAATTTTAATAAAAACGATACTATTTATATTTTTGTCAATTTTTTTGAAATTGTTGTCTATTTTGCAAGTCCGATTATACCACATGCTATTCTAGCACCAGAATGACCAGTTGTAAGAGAATCCTCGTGTCCACCTTTACCTAGATCATCTTCATCGGCATGTATGACGAATGATCTACCAATAACAGAATATGGACCCACTAAACTAATTTTATAATCTGTGATAGTCGCATCTATAACACCATCGACACCGGAATGTATATTTCCTAAATCGCCTACATGTCTTTCTGCATCATCTTGACCACCATGATGATTATTAAATGGATTATAATGCGCGCCCGCACTGGTACAACCGTCTGTCAAATCTCCAAATTCGTGAATATGAAAACCGTGTGGACCGTAAGGTAAATTACTGAGGTTAACTTTTATTGTTGTCGGTCCACCAGTTAGTTCTTGTTGTAATCTAACCGTCCCAATAACTTCTTCATCTTTACACATAAATGTTTCTATAAATCTTGAACACGCATTATTTTCATCTCCAAGTTTGTCTAGGGCACCTAACATGGCAGATGTTTTACTACAGCATTCCTTATTAATTTTTCCGCCTCTAAGTATGGCTATCGCATTAACATATTTGCTCATAAAATATAATTTGAATTAAATATATAAATTAAATATATATTTAATAATTAACAGTATTCGCGCACTGAATAAAATTATTCATAATTAAATTTTATAGTAAAATAAATAAAATTGATTTTTCAATAAATTACAATAAATAATCATAAATCTTGATGACAAGATATAGACAAATACTAACTAAATGAACTGCATAAACATGTTTGTTACATTTGCGACCTCGCTAATATTCTTCATTTTTCTCAAATTTGCAATTCGGTCTTATTATTTGAAGAAATATAATATATCGAATGATATGTTTGTATTCACTGTTATATCCTTTATGCATGGAATTTATTGTTTAGTTTCTGCTTCAGTTTTATGTGCTCCAATGTTTGTTTGTGATCAAGATTTGAGTAATATTATGCGTATGATTTCCGCTGCATATTTCACAGTTGATACGTATCATGCAAATAAGATTAAAAACACATCCGTCGTAATACACCACTTCGCTTCGATGGCTGTATTGATTTCATGTATCATCGTTGATAGACCAGATTATTTGTTTTACCAAAATATAAGTATGATTTTAGCGGAGATGACAAATCCATTCCAAAACTATTTTTTTCTTCAAAAAGCATTGTATGGAGAATCACGGAAGAAAGAATTTAATAAAGATTATAAAAATTATTTCTTGTTTTTCACAATATATTTTGCATTCGTTCGTTTGTTAATTATTCCTATTTTTATAGGATATACAGTATACATTTATGAAGAACTTTGGTTTAAAATTTCTATTACTCTTCTCACATCTGGTTTAGTTACTGGAAGCATTTATTGGTCTTGGGGTCAAATTAAATTACACAGAAGAATGATAGAAAATGAAAAAAAACTAGCATGAGATAAAATAAATTCATAGTACTAAATAAGCACTACTTTGCATAATTGAATTTTCTTCTTTATCTTCTTTATCTTCTTTATTTGTGTTATTTCTTTTTTTTATTTTATTTATATTTAAATCATTGATGTTATTTCCAGATGATAATATTTCGTAGGAAATTTTTAATATATTGATCCTTTTTTCAAGTTTATTAACCAATTCCGTTAAATTTTGAACATTTTTCTTGAAGGAATAAGAGCGCCAACTTATAAAAACGTATAGCGAATCATTATATTTTTTTTGCATATTTATCGCGATCATTTCCATTTCAATTTCTTCGATAGTATTTTTTATATTATTAATGCATATTGTTATAGTCTCCGATTCTAAATTACTCATTTCATTTAATAAAGCCGTATATGTTTTTAAATTTTCTCCTATATCACTTTTTTTAATAAATTCATTTAAATCAGCTAAGTGATTGGAGCTGGATACAGAAACGGATCCGATTACACTATATATTGTTGCTGCTGATCCAGATATTATATTTATCGCCGAGGGAATATCTAAAAGATTACCACCTATACCTAGTAAGGCAGTCCCAATTAAAGGTTGCATCTGTATATATATATTTATATAATACTTATTTTTTATAAGTTGGTCACGAATAATATATAATTTTCAAATATTTTCAATGATTATAGTATATTCCAACGATGGAACACCTAGTCAATATAAATACAAAGGATCGATTCAAATGTAAATTATTATTTGATTATCTAAAAAATCATAATTATAAAATAGCCACAGAATTACTTTCATCATCTATAAATGCGAATAATGCACACAATTCAATTTCACTCATATCATATTGTGATTGTTTTAAAAGTTCTGCTATAGATTTTTGTATTGAAACAAAAAATTATTATACAACATGGGATTCTTTGGATAGCAATATATTTTCTAGTAAATATGATGTAAATTCAGGAAAAACAAGTCTCACACTAACATTATCGATATTTTGTGAAAAAATGAATGTGTTACATTTTTCTTCAATATTATTATTAATTTATCACAAACTAATGGATTCATCCATATTTGGTAATGCACACATTAAATATTTGTCTGAAGTTCAAGAGCTTATAATATTCATTGAGTCTCTTGTTAAAATGTATTCAAATAGTACAAATCAGAATATTAATACTATAGATGGAGATTACAACACTGCACTGCATTATATAGCTAAAACCCAATATGTATCCATCGCTAAAATATTAATTAATTCTGGCGCAGATATATATATGGTTAATAAATATAATAGGAATCCTATCGATATAGCAAAAGAAATATATGAAAAAAATATAGAATCAATGAATGGACATGATGATATAATTTCGTATCAAAAAATGATAAATTTTTTGACAAGTTGTGATGATGATAATGATGATTATGTAAGTAGTTCTTGTAGTTCAATTAATTCTCGTGATGATACTATTAAATGTATTATGTGTATGACAGAAAATAAAAATATATTAGTTTTACCATGTAAACATGTCAGTATTTGTGAGAAATGTTTTAAAAATATACAAAATAAAACAGAAAAATGTTGTATCTGTAGATCTCGTGTAGTTGATTATATGAGGGTTTATATTGTATAATTATTGAATAATCAATCAATAAATAAATAAAACTTCAATCCTACTTTGAGTCATCTTCCTTTTTCCTTTTCAATTTAGAAAACTGATTACTAAACCATTTAGATATCGATGACATTGTTTCTGAAAACCGTTCTCCAAGTCCGGGAGAATCATCATCATCATCATTATTATTATGATGCTTTTTCTTGTGTGAATTGTGGTGATGGTTTGAACCATATCCACTAACATGCCTTGGTGCAAACTTATGTTTTTCAGCAATTCTATGTCGCACACCCCTTGATGTACCAATTGATGCAGCACCAGGTCTCATTTTTAATTAAATTAAATTAAATATGTATTAAATAAATGAGGATAATTACTTATTTCATTGATGGAATAATTAATGATATTTATTATCAATTTTTATTTTATATTTTTTACTGATATTCATTTTGTTTTTAATAAAATAAAATATATGCATTATTTGTTACTATATTTGAGCTATCCTTTAATGCTCTGTAAGACGAATCGTTCATATCAAACCAAACATCATTTATCCTAATGTACGCTGTATAATGTCCACCATGTTTAGTCCCAAAATGGTTTACAATGCCTGTTAATTCATATATATTGCCATCATGATTTATATATGTTAAGGGGGTATCCATATAATTATCTATTTTTTTATGTGCATTGAATCGTTTTAAATAAACGATAAGTACAGTGGGCAATTTATGTATTTGCATTATTTTAGTAGCGATTGATTCATGTTTACATTTTTCGCATTTATATTTATTGTTATTATCAAGATCATCATAAGCAGAAAACATACTAAGACTTTTTTCTAAATTTTCAGTAATAGGAAGAGATAAAAACATGAAATCTTCGTATGTTATAGAATTATGTTCACAATTACCGCACACAACTGTTGATTTGTATTTGCCAACAAATAGTTCAGATATAATAGATTGTTTATTTTCATTTTTTGTATTTTCATGTATGGCATCAAGTAAATATATAATAAATTCTTGTGCATCCTGTTGACCAAATCCGTTGAAATTACGTTTATATTTTCCAAACTCATTTTTTATATCCGCTGGCGACATTACAGTTTTATTTGTTACTGGTTCCCATATATCGCGAACAAATTTATAATAACTTTTTATTAGTTTATTATTGTCATAAGTATTATTTTTATTTTCATTCAATATGTGCTCATAAAATAGCTTTATATTTCTAAGACATTGAAGTGATGCATTCATATAGCATGTGTTTCCTAAATTTTTTAATCCTACGATACCATTATTGGCACTCGTTATGACACTATCATTGTTATTCAAATAATTTTTATTGTTAGTATTATTATTATTATTATTATTAATTCTTGAATTGAACAATTTTTTTAATCTTTGTTTGCGACCCATAATATATATATATAATATATTCTAGCCTCTGACAAGGAGATATAAAAATTGAACATTACATCTATAAAAAGATAAATAGTTATTATTTCAATTATTTTTCAATAAAAAATGACTCAACAATATGATTTATTGATTAATGCTATCACCACATTAGTGACAACCTTGTTAGTAAAATATTTTTCTTTTGACAGTATGTTATACGGACCTGTTCATACTATCGCACTACTTATTGTTGGTTTTTCAATAACAACAGCATTCAATGGAACGTTGAATGATATATTCTTTAATTTCAATTTAATGCATTTGTCAGTACTTTTTGTAATATGTTTTGTGTCATTTTGTGTATACAAATATATTACTGAAATTAAAATTTTATTTACAAGATACGAACAAATTGTTGTGTATGATCATAAAAAAATCAAACTGTTTTATGATTATACTAAGTTTTACCCAAATTTTTATACACCCTGTAATAAAGTATGCGTTGGTCATCCTGACACGATAGGTACATCGCAATATGAACCGGAAAGAGTATGTGGTGGTGACTTTATTGATTTAATGGAAAGACCCGATTCGAATGAGAAGATATATTTTACTGATACAAATTTTAACGTATACGGATATTATTTAGTATCGATAAAATCTGTTGATGTGACGACAGTAAATGTTGTCAGAACTGAATCAGGTCGGAACCAAAATGCAACTGATATAAAATATTTTGTTCCATCGATAACAATTCATATTTATAAAAATAAAAAAATAACATCGAGTGAATATTTTAATAAACTATTGTTATTATGCGAAGAAAAACTTGTTGATGAAAAGAAATTATTTCATCAAAAGTTATATTTTACAGGTGGAAAAAAAGATTTTAATTGTGATGAAATATGTTTTTATGATCCAAAAAATGTTAAAAAAGAAGATATCATTGACGGTAAAACATTTATTGATACATTTTTTCACACCGATAAAGATGATATTATGGATGTCATTAATACAGTGCATTTTAATCCAAACGATTTTTATAAAATGGGTCAAATACCTAAAGCAGGGTTATTACTTCACGGTCCTCCTGGAACAGGTAAATCAAATTTTGCTTATAGGATTGCTCGTTATCTTAATAGACATCTTATTTCACTCGATATTAAATCATTGAGGAAAACAATTATATATCAAAATATTAAGAAGCCTTATATTAATGATAAACCATGTAAACCCAATGAAGTTATATTCTTTTTCGATGAATTTGATGAAACAGTAATTGAGCTATATAAACGGCAAAAAATTAAACAATCTTATTATGAAAATATCAAAGAGGTCGGATTATTGAATACAAACAATATTAGTAATATTATTTCACAAGATACCGGATCGCATACAAATCAAAATAAAAATCAATTTGATACTATAGCTCTCCTTACTGCGATGAATATGAGATATGATAAAAATGACAAAAATGACAAAAACAAGGATGAACCACATGATGATGCAAATGTCATGACAATTAATGATTTACTTGAATTATTTCAAGGTGCCGTTCCATTAGATGGAATAATATTCATTGCAACAACCAACAAATACGAAGAATTAATAAAAATATGTCCTGCTCTTGTTCGACATGGAAGACTAACGCCTATATTGTTTGATAATTTTAATGGCATATTATTGAATGAAGTCAGTACAAAATTTTTCTCAAAAGAAATACCATCCAAAATAATATCAGATGCAAAAAAATCTCGTACAACAGTAACCAATTCTCAAGTCATGGAGTGGGCAATGCAATTCAAAAAACTCCATAATGGATTTGATTTGTTCATCAATAAAATAAAAGAACATTTATCGACAAACTAAAAATTGAAATATTAAGATTATCAATATGCTTAGTTATTTTTATTTATTTATTACTAAAATCCTATCTAATCACTGATAATTATTAATTATTAATTAATAATTAATAAATAATAAATAATAACAGTCACAGAATGATCAAAATTATTACTATATTTATATTTGCACTTATGTGTACACAATTGGTGCAAAGTACACAAATTCATAACACTGAAGGAGGCTACATCGTTGTTACATGTCGTCCGGAAAGAAATATTGCAAAATTTTCTACCGAACAGGCGATTGATACATTGGAACTTATTGATAGACTTAGAATAAATTATGACCAACAAATCGATTCAGAATTTACAAAACTGACGGCTTGTAGTTATAAGGATATTGATTTGGAAAGTGTTCAAAAATCACTTCACACTGTAATTAGAGAAAACTCGATTAATCAATCGGTTTACATGAAAGTAATGGGTATTCTCACATTCTACAATATTGTTCTTATTTGTCTTAGTGGTGTTGGGATTGCTCTCCTTTTTTCTTTGGCGGCTGATGTATTAATAATTTTCGGTAAATGGATTTTGTCAAAACAATTTCTTTACACTTGTGGATACACCATTTCATTGTTTTTCACACTATTTCAAAAAGACACTGTATCAACATCTTTCAAAT